ACCAGATGCACAGACAGATTCTTGGTCAATGCTTTGCGCTTCAACACCAGTCTTAACAATCAGCTAATCGAAAGAGAAACGGGAGCACATAATGAGACTACCAATCACAATCGAATACACCTCTGGCGAGTTCGGCACTTACACTGCACAACCGCCAGAGTGGGCTAAATGGGAACAAAAGACAGGAAGCACAATTTCGCAAGCGCAGGAGAAGATCGGAATCTCTGATCTTCTCTTCCTTGCGTGGAATGCGATGAAGCGTGAAGCCGGTGGCAAGCCAATTAAAGGCTATGAAATCTGGTGTGAAACAGTGGCCGACGTGACAGTCGGTGACGTTCTCCCAAAAGTTACGCCGCCGGAAGCGTAAATCGGATACTTGTGGAGTTAGCAATAGCCACAGGAATACCGATGAGCGAATGGACGACGGCGGAGCAGATCTATACGGCCTTCGAGATACTGGAGAAACAGAATGAGCGACAACGTTGAGATTGCCTATGACAAGGCAGATCTTCGTCGCATCACTGCCGCATTCAAGGCGATGGATACAGAAGCTACTGATGCAGCTAAAAGAGAATCATCAGCTTTGGCTGAGTTCGCTCAAGGTAAGATTCAGCAAAAGGCGACGAGTCGAGGTGAGGCCGCCAATCGAATTGCCAGTGGCTCCCGTGTGTCTAAATCTTCCAAGATTGGCGAGCTCTCTTTCGGCTTCGTAAGTCAAAAGTTTTCCGGTGGTGGAACAACTAAGGATCTGTGGGGCGGGACAGAGTTTGGATCTAACAAGTTTAAGCAATTCCCAGTCTGGTCAGGTAGTGGTATTCGGGGCGGATCTAAAGGCTGGTTTATTTATCCGACACTCCGCGAAATCCAGCCAGACTTGATTGCGAAGTGGGAAACTGCTTTCGACAGAATCTTAAGGGAGTGGTAAATGGCCGGACAATCACGCACGCTTAAGCTCTCGATTCTTGCTGATGTAGATCAACTTAAGAAATCGCTCAATGCAGCCAATACGGACGTCGATAGCTCTTCAACAAAAATGCTTGACTTTGGCAAAAAAGCAGGGCTGGCATTCGCCGCAGCCGGAGCTGCTGCTGGAGCTTATGCAATAAAAATCGGAATTGATGGAGTCAAGGCCGCGATTGAAGATGAAGCCTCACAAAATAAACTGGCCAATGCTTTAGAAAATGCCACTGGTGCAACTAATGCACAAATTGCAGCCACTGAAGCATCTATTCTCAAAATGTCTTTGGCAACTGGTGTGGCAGACGATAAACTTCGTCCAGCGTTGCAGAGACTAGCAATTTCAACTGGAGACATAAGCAAGGCGCAGGATCTTCTTACTGTTGCCCTTGATGTGGCTACGGCAACTGGAAAGCCACTGGAGACTGTTGCCAATGCAATCGGTAAAGCTTACGACGGCAATACGGCAGCTCTAGGCAAATTAGGAATTGGACTATCCGCAGCAGAGCTTAAAACGATGTCATTTACAGACGTTCAGCAAAAATTGACAGATTTATTCGGTGGAGCTGCTGCTGCGAATGCAGAGACTTATGAAGGCAAAATTGCAATCTTAAAAGTAAGTTTCGATGAAGCGAAAGAAACTATCGGCACGGGCTTATTGCCAATGATTACGTCCTTAATTGATTACATCAACGACAATGTCCTTCCAGCTTTCAATGCTTTCGCTTTAGGATTTAGTGGCAAAGGAAAATTAAAAGACGGAATGACAACAACTGAAACGGCTGCATTCGGTTTCGGAGAAACAGTAAAAAGTCTCACAGTGTCATTAGGTAAAATGTTTACCGTGTTCAATAGCGAATCCAATACAGGTCAAAGCTCAGGCTTAGGAAAAATGATTGGCTGGCTCAATACAATCATCGCAGCATTGGACAAGGTCGTAAAGTTTGCGTCAGTGACTTTAGGTTTACTAGGTGCGATGACTGATCCAAGTAAGTGGGGCATGTCCGGTTCTGAGTTAGGTGCAGAATTAGCAGCAAAGGCTGGAATAACGCAATCCTTTGCTAAATCAGGAACACCAGGTGCAATTTCTGGCGGTGGATCTTCAGTGCCAGTGGTAGTCATTCCTTCAGGCGGAGGAGGCGGAGGCGGTGGTGGTGGTGCTGGAGGCGGAATTGCATCAGCAGCAGCCGGCGCAATTAAGGTCGCAGCAGCAGCCGGTGGAGGCTTTACCGATTCACAGAATGCGGCTCGCTTAGCTGCTATGGGCGGCGGTGGATTTACGGATTCTCAAAATGCTGCACGGATCAATCTGACAGTCAATGGCGCAATCGATGCCGAAGGCACTGCCCGCACAATTATTAAAGCTCTCAATGATTCGTTCTATCGTGGCACTGGCGGAGCCTCCGCACTTCAGGCAATCTAATGACTCAGTGGGCTCCAGTCTGGCGCGTTGAAATCGCAGGCACTGATGTCACTGACTCAGTGTTGGCCAATCTGACAATTACATCAGGGCGCACAAATATCTATGAGCAGGCTCAAGCCGGCTATTGCTCAATCACTCTCATTATTTTTGGCCAAGCTGCATTACCTTACGAAATCAACGACACCATTTCGATTGAAGTGCAGGACACATCGGCCGTTTATGTGCCAATCTTTGGCGGCTCAATCGTGGACATCTCTGTAAGCGTGTCTCAGGTAGGTTCAGCGGATTACACTCAAGAAGTCACCATCACGGCTCTAGGAGCCCTTGCAAGGCTTCAGAAGGCTCTCACAGATGGCGTCTTGACTCAAGACTTTGATGGCAACCAGATTGAAACAATTTTGCGCGAAGTTTTATTGGCTCAATGGCAACAGGTTCCAGCCGCGTTGCAGTGGAACACTTATGATCCAACGACAACATGGGCGACGGCTGAAAATAATGGACTTGGTGAGATTGACACTCCAGGCAATTATGAGCTGGCACAACGCTCATCAAATCGTATTGTTATCTATGACTTAGTCGCAGCTCTAGCCACTAGCGGATTAGGTTATTTATACGAATCGGCATCGGGGCTCATATCCTATGCTGACAGTACACACCGGACGAATTACCTTGCAGCTAACGGCTATACGGATCTCACTGCCAATCACGCGCTAGGGCAAGGCATCACAATTAAGACGAGAGCAGGCGATGTCAGAAATGACATAACTATCAAGTACGGCACAAACTCGACTAGTGAAGTCAGCGATACCGATGTGGCATCTATTGCCGTTTATGGAGATTTGGCTCAAATCATTACGACGACCATCAAACATCAAGCCGATGCTGAAGATCAGGCCGCGTTCTATCTGGCACTGCGAGCCTATCCTCAGCCGATATTTGATTCCATCACTTACGCCTTGACAAATCCAGAGCTAGACAACGCAGATCGTGACGACTTAATCAACATTTTTATGGGTCAGCCAATCGCACTCAATGACCTACCGCCGAACATGTCTTCCGGCGTATTCCAGGGCTTTGTTGAGGGCTGGACATTTCGCGCTTCCTACAATCAACTAGACATCACTTTGCTCATGTCGCCATTGGCCTATTCACTGCAAGCTATGCGATGGAATGATGTGCCGATAAACGAGGCATGGAATACCGTGTCGCCGACTTTAGATTGGGAATATGCGACAATAGTCTCATGATGAAAGGAATACAGAATGGCTAATCCAACAACAAACTATGGCTTCGTGCTACCTACTGCAACCGATTTAGTTACGGACTTACCTGCCGATTTTGACGTTGCGCTTCAGGGCGTGGACACACGACTGAAGGCACTGCAACCAGGCACAACGCTTGGCGATCTTGCTTATTCGTCAGCAACTGCAAACACAAACACGCGTTTAGGTATTGGTTCAACTGGTCAGGTGCTGACAGTTTCGGGCGGTGTACCAACATGGGCAACGGCTGGCAGCGCGGATAATTTTCAATTAATCAACGCTGGAGGCACTGCACTGACAGGCGCAGCGACTATTACAGTTTCAGGCATTTCGGGAAAAAATAGTCTTATGATTTGGGTATCAGAAGCATCGTCAGCTACTGCTTCATCTTATTTTTACATTCGTTTCAATACAGATTCTTCAAGCCTTTATCGTTGGGCAGGATTATCTTTGCAGAACGTCACGATGGCACAGGTAAGAACAAATACAAGTGATACAGAAATTGAGTGGGCGCGTCAAGCAACAAGCGCAGCAAATGCCGTTACTGGATTTATTAAAGTAGATGGCGCAAATGCAACAGGAACAAAAACTTTCAGTTCCACATCATCTGCTGGCGGTGCAACACCAGGCGACTCAAACGTCTTATTAGGTACTTACGACGGCGCCTTAGCAATTACATCTGTTTCAATTATTTCATCAGTTGGCAATTTTGACGCTGGCACGATCTACGTTTATGGAGCATAAAATGACATACACAGAAAAAATCATTGATGTTAATACAGGCGAAGAAACTTTGCGGCCTTATACTGCAAAAGAAATTGCCGAAGTAGAAAAAGCAATCTTAGACAATGAGGCAAAAGCACAAGCGCAAGCAACAAAAGCAACGGAAAAAGCTGCACTCTTGGCCAAGTTAGGCATCACTGACGAAGAAGCAAAGCTCCTGCTTTCGTGACCTATCCAGATGGCACTGCTGCACGAATCATCGAAGTAGCACTAGCTGAAGTCGGCACAGTCGAGACTGGCGAAAATGTGACAAAGTACGGCAAGTTCACAAAGGCCGATGGATTGCCCTGGTGCGGATCCTTCTGCAACTGGGTCTTTCACACTGCCGGCGTCAAGATTCCTTCAATGGTTTCAACTGCTGCCGGAGCTCATAAGATGAAAGAGCTAGGACGATGGATTGACGATAAGCCGCAGCTTGGCGATTTATGCTTTATGGACTTTCCACACGACGGCATTGATCGCATCAGTCACATCGGAATTGTGGTCAAGGTTGGCACAACAAGCGTTCTCTGCATCGAGGGCAACACCTCCGGAGACGGCGACCAGCGCAACGGCGGAATGGTTATGGTTAAGCGTCGCTATATTGGCAAAGAGATTGTTGGTTTCGCTAGGCCAAAGCTTGTTGCTTATGCTGGAGAATATCCAGTGGTCGAGCCACTTCCACAGGCAAAGCCAAAGGAGAAGAAAAAATGAAGGATCTAAAAGCGTTAGCGGCATCATGGGCAAGAAGCTCAGTGGCCGGAATGTTGGCCGTATATCTTACGGGCAATACGAATCCTAAAGATTTAGCGATGGGGCTTGTCGCTGGAGTAGTGCCAATGCTTGCGCGTTGGGCTAATCCAAAGGACGTCGCATTCGGTAACAAGAAGTGAGTGTAGGCGAATGGACGGCGGTCGGTGGGCTTGTCCTTGCTCTGCTGACTGCCATCTATTCGTCAATGCGATTCATGGTGAAGTCGATCATGCGAGAGCTTTCACCGAATGGTGGCAACAGTCTCAAGGATCAGGTGTCTCGAATTGAGGCGCGTTTAGATCAACTATTGCTGGAGATTGCTATCAAGAAATAGACACGCCGACATCAATCTTGAAATTGTCGGACATAGATGTCACTCTGTATCTGGGAGCATTCGACAAGGCTCTCACGGGAGCAAAAAATGACATCAGGTGAAATCGGTTTATTTCTATTTATGTGTCTGGCCTGCATTTTATGGTCGATTGTGAGCTACACAATGGGCTACAAAGAAGGCCACAAAGAAGGCTATCAACGCGGGCGAGCCGTAGGCCGTCACGCATCAGCTCAGGCGGTGTCCAAGTGAGTTTCTTAGATAACTACGAAGATGTAGCTGCACGCATTCAGCGATTCTGGGCTACACACAAAGACGGCAAGATCCACACGTCAATCATGGACATCAACCTAGAGAAGGGCTACGTGCTAGTCGAATGCCGTGTGTATCGTCATTACGAAGATCAAGAGCCAGCCGGTATTGATTACGCATTCGGCAACGTGAACACCTACAACGTCCAGATGAAGAAGTGGTTTGTTGAGGACACAGTCACATCAGCGATTGGCCGTTGCGTGGGTCTGGTACTTGGAGCCGATAAGCGTCCAACAGTTCAAAATATGCAACAGGTAGAGCGAATCGATCCAAAGATTGTTCAAGATTCTGCCGTTGCCTATGACTACTGGAGCACTAAACACGGAGACGTGCCATCGTTTAAGACACGTGAAGAGGCAGAAGCTGCCGGCATTCCGACGCTCGGAGTAGCTATTGACACCATTAAAGAAACACTAGGCAGCGTTCAAGTAGCTGCTGCTCCATTGTGTTCTCATGGCCACATGATTTGGCGAGAAGGCACATCAGCTAAGACTAACAAAGGCTGGGGCGGATATATGTGCTCAGAGAAGGTCAAGGCAAAACAATGTGCGCCAGCTTGGTACATGCTCGGATCTGATGGACAGTGGAGGCCACAAGTATGAGCCGCGTGACTGAAATGATTGACGTCGATACGATGATTGGCCGGACTTTGATTGATGGCAAGATTGTTGCAGAATTTAAGTGTGAGCAATGCGATCACTGCCAGCGCATCGAGATTCTAGATCGTGCCGGTTATCAGCGCGATGTCTCTGGTGAGCCGATTCTCTGGTTCTGTGGCCAATGCAGAAAATGACAGTGACGGAGGCCGATGAGTGGGCTATTCATCGACGTGCCAGTGATGTCATATTCGCACAATCTGGCTCACTAGGTCACGGCATTCAATACAACGTCAAGCTAAACAACCATGAGAAATGCGTGGAGTATGCCGAATCACTAGCTGCTGAAATGGTTGTGGCCAGATACTTCGGCCTTGATTACGACATTAACGACAACAAGGGCAAGAGACGGGCTGATGTCGGTCAAGGACTAGAAGTGCGCTGGACTACATACACGGGCGGAAATCTCATTGTCTATCCATACGATCGAGATGATGATGTGGCCGTCCTGGTCGTGGGCAAGTCTCCGGTCTATTACATCGTAGGTTGGCTTCCAGTAGCCTTTGCTAAACGCAAGCGATTCAAGAATCCACGTCAGGACTCTTGGTGGGTCGATCAGGGCAATCTGAATCCGATTGACACATTGGTAAGGAGTGGATATGCCACTGCTGCGATTTGATTGCTCAATATGCAAGAAGCTCTATGGTGATGGGCGTAAAGAACACTTAATCACAAAGGGAGCCGAATTGACGATGCACGAATGGTTCGCTCAATGCTCTGGTTGTGGGGCATTCTCGGTCAAGTTAGTCGATGATTCGCTGGTGGCTGGCCTTGAATAGTTATCCACAGAGTTATCCACAGGCACCTGTGGACGATGCGACACTCCGGACTCAATCCTTGACAGAATGGCAGGATCCATCGCTATACTTGAAAGATAATATCTTGAAAATAAAGATAAATAAAAAGAAAATAAATATAAAAATAAAGAATAAAAACTTATTGGCT